TGGAAACCCTCAGCGTGTTTGCGGGCAACATCGTGCCGGGCGTTGGGTTTACGATCTACGCGCAGAACACGAGCCAACTCAACGAACCGCTCGCCAGTTTGGGCGGGCCGCGTGATACGGTTAGTATTGCGCCGAAAGCCGCCAATGTCGCGCCGTCCGTTGGCGGGCAAGGTACACGCATCTATGGACAGTGGACGGTTGATTGGGTGTGGGTCTAAGGAGAATCAATGGCAATCCAGACACAAGGCAATGGCGGCGTGGTGATGGAGGTCGATGGGACGACCTTCCGCGCCGCACGCATCACCCCGCGCCCCGTCGATCATGGGGCGTTCGGACAATACAGCTATGGCGGGTTTACGGGCATTATCTCCGCCGCCTTAGCCGCCAATAGCGAGATCTTCCAATTCCGCTGGGCAGATGCCACGCGCCTGTGTGTGATCAACAAGGTGGTGATTAGCGCGTGTGTGTCTACCACATTCTTTGCGGCGGGTGTGCCGGTGCAGATCGATATGGTCAAATCAACGGGGTGGAGTGCGGCGGGTACGGGTGGCACGGCGATTAGCCCAGCAGCCTTGCTCAAAAAGCGCACCAGCATGGGTAGTTCGTTAGTAGCATCAGGCGATATTCGCATTGCGACCACGGCGGCCCTCGGAGCCGGAACCAAGACGCTCGAAACTGTGAGCCTCGCGACAATCATCGCCCCTGGCCCGATTACGGCCAGCCTCAACGGGCAAATCATCTCACCGGGAACCGTGATGATCGAATGCGATGTGGCCGATGGCGTGCATCCGCTCATCTTGGTGCAAAACGAAGGCTTTAGCATTCGCAGCGTGGCGGTTCCGGCCACCGGCACCTGGAGTGCCACGATCCAAGTCGATTGGGCGGAAGTCACCGCATACTAGGTAAACAATGGCGCTCTTACTCGCTGAACAATCAGACGCACCACCCGAAGGCGGCAGCCACAAACCGCTGACCTCCTCGGGTGCGCGGCGTCCGTGGATGCCTGCCCCGCTGCAAGGCCCGGTTGAGTCGCTGCATCACGCCGCGATTACGACCGTGATTGTGGCGGCGATGGTTATCCCCAGCGCAATTGTTTGGACGCCGCGCCCAATCTTCGATACCGGCGTGGTGGTCGCTTCGGACAAGCCCAGCCCAACCACCCTGATTGTGCAGCAGCCACCCATGCCGCAAGGCTCGGCGTGGTTCAGCGCCCCGGTTCGGAGTGATCCGGTTCGATTAGCACCCGTTCTCGTTCAGGCCAACCAACCGCCGATCCCTGGTGCCATTGCGTTTACTCTGCGCTCCCTGCCGAATACGCCAGATCGCCTCGCTCCGACACTAGCACAAGTTCAACAGCCACCGACCCCGCAAGCGATTACGGCGTTTACCCGATCTATCCTTGATACACCAGCCCTGCCATCGGATAAGTTCAGTCCGGTTACGATCCAAGTTGCCCAACCCCCAGCCCCACCCGCGATCGCGCTCTGGGCGCGTTCCTTACCCGATGCGCCGAGCCGGTTAGCGCCAACCGCGATCCAAGTCAATCAGCCGCCGCTCATCGGTGCGATTGCACTGTTCACGCGCTCGATCCTTGATACGGTCGTTGTACCATCGGATAAGTTCAGCCCGGTTACACTGCAAGCCAATCAGCCACCAGTACCAGCCGGATCGGTACTGTTCACCCGTTCATTGCGCGATCAACTGGATCGCCTCGCACCAACCAGCGTTCAAACCAACCAGCCGCCAAGCGTGGCCAGTGTTGCCGTATGGCTGCGCTCAATCCTTGATACACCCGCAATCCCGGCTGACAAACTTAGCCCGATTAACATCCAAGCACCGCAACCGCCAATCCCGAGCGCGATCCTGCTGTTTACGCGCCCGATCCTGCTCGCACCGGATCGCCTCGCACCAACCAATGTCCAGGCAAACCAGCCCCCAATCCCGCAAGGGTTAACGCTATTCACGCGCTCGTTGCGTGATGCACCAACACGGTTAGCGCCAACCACGATCATTGTTCAGCATCCGCCGATCCCTGGCGCATCAATACTGACGATCCCGCGCCCGTATCAGGAGGCGGTCGCACTCGTCGGGCGTATGGCGGTTGTGGTCAACTATCCGCCGATCCCTGGCGCAACAATGGCGTGGCTGCGGAGCATCCTCAGCGGTGCGAGTGCGCCCACGGTGTTTGTGTACGGCACAATCCAAAGCCCATCGCCATTCGGCACGATTGACAGCCCGGCCACTGTTGGCACAATCCAAAGCCCCGGCGCATTCGGCACGGTTGCCAGCCCTGCGAGCGTAGGAACCATTCTCAGCCCAAACCCGAATGGAGTCATCGAAGGATAAGCATGATGCCTGATTGGAAGATTGAAAGCACAGCAGGATCGGCGGGCGGAGTGCTGAGTATTCGCGCCAGACCAACCTACACCACAATCAATTGGCGTCAACCGCCGCCACGCCTAGAGTTTACCTACTCAACCGATGTCGTTGACATTACGGGTACGGCGATAACCCGCGAAGCGCTACGGCAGGCGCTTACGATGATACTGTATCACCTCGAAAGTACCGGAACGATTGACAGTTAGATCGTGGTCAACCAAGACCGTCCGCCACGTGCGGAAAGAGCAGCGTGGAAGTCGTGCTTAGACATTGCTGCATCTGCCACGATCTACCAACAAAACCGGAAAAAGTCGGAAAATAAACAGAGAGCATAAGCTATGGCCTTACAAGACGCAATCCAAACCGATAGGCACACAGGACAGCGCATTACATGGTCTGCGGGAGGTGCGGTCAAAGATCTCACGGGCGCGACCATCACCGGAACGATCACCGACACCCAGACCAACACGACGCGGGCAATCACGGGTACGTTGGCACTAGTTACGGCGCTTTCAGGCATTTTTAGTTGGGCCTATAGCGCCGCCGATACCGCAACCGTGGGGAGCTATCAAGTGCAATTTACGGCCACCTATGGCGATGGCACGCCAGATAGCACGTTCCTGCTGAACTGGCAAGTGTTGGTGAAGCGCTAATGGCCCGCCCACAAAAAACCGCAACCCTCACCGAGGCGCAGATCGAACAAATGGCGGCGGTTGGCTGCACCGATACCGAGATTGCGATCCTTGCAGACATTAGCGAAACCGACTTAAAGCGGAGTTTTGGTCCCCTATTAAAAAAGGGCCGTAGCAATTTACGGGATCGGCTCCGCACTGCACAAGTGCGTAAGGCGTTGGGTCACTTCTACGAAAAAGAAGATAAAGACGGCGTGATGCAGATCTATACCACACCACCTGATAACACCATGCTGATCTGGCTAGGAAAGCAATATCTCGGACAAAGCGACAAAACTGAAACGAAAGACACCAGCGATCCGATTGATTGGGATACGATTCCGGAAGCTACCCGCGATGCTTTTATTGAGGGCAAGATAAGCCTTGACAATGTACGCCGCAGCACCAAACGAAAACGAGCGGGAACGGGCTAGGGCGCATAAGGCGCGCGCCAACCAGCCCCCACCACCGCTCCTCTGGCGGCCCATTCCCGCCAGTCCACAGGAGCAAGCACTCCACAGCCCTGCCGATGTGGTGGGCTATGGCGGTGCAGGCGGCGGTGGCAAAACCGATCTACTGTTAGGCTGCGCCCTCACCCAGCACACGCATAGCATTATCTTGCGGCGCGAGGCCGCGCAGTTGCGCGCGATTGTGGAGCGTAGCCGCGAGATCATTGGCGACCAAGGGCGATTGAATGAGAACCTTGGGATCTGGCGCGATCTTCCCGATAAGCGGCTTATCGAGTTTGGTGGCTGCAAAGATGAAGCCGACAAGAACAAATACAAAGGCCGGGCGCATGACTTCTATGGCATTGACGAAGCGACCGAGTTTAGCGAATCACAGGTACGATTTATCACCGCCTGGAACCGATCAACCAAACTCAATCAGCGCTGCCGAGTCATCCTCACCTTTAACCCGCCCATGTCGGAAAGCGGCGAATGGATTGTGCGCTTCTTTGCGCCCTGGCTTGATCCACAACACCCGAACCCTGCCCGCCCTGGTGAGTTGCGCTGGTTCGGGATGGTTGACGACCAAGAGCGCGAATACCAGCACCCAACCGACGCGCCCGAAGGTGTCAAGGTGAAATCACGCACCTTTATTCCTGCAAAGCTCTCCGATAATCCGTATCTGGCAAGTACCGATTATGATGCCACGATTGATACGCTCCCAGAGCCATTACGATCCCAAATGAAAGGCAACTTCCAGGCGGGAAAGGTTGCCGATCCGTGGCAGGTCATCCCGATGGAATGGGTGAAGGCCGCACAAGCCCGATGGACGCCAGAACGCCCCACGTTTGCGGATGGTTCGCTCATTCCGCTTGCGTGCCTCGGTGCCGATGTATCACGCGGCGGTGCTGATGATACGGTACTCGCACCGCGCTATGGTGCGTGGTTTGCGCCGCTCTCGGTGTATCCGGGTTCGAGTGTGCCGGATGGCCCAGCGGCGGCGGCACTCATTCAGAATCATCATGCCGACAATGCCAGTGTCAACCTGGACATTATTGGTATCGGGAGCAGCGTGTATGATAGTTGCGTGGCCAATGATTTACCTGTGAACGGGATTAACTTCGCATCGCATAGTGATGCCCACGACAAAAGCGGCAAACTGGGATTTCTGAATGTGCGCGCTGAAGCCTATTGGCTGTTTCGTGAAGCCTTAGCACCCAATAGTGAGCAAAACATCGCCTTGCCACCCGATCCGGCGCTACTTGCCGATCTGTGTGCGCCGCGCTGGAAACTGACCGCACGAGGTATTCAGATCGAGGACAAAGAGAGCATTAAGAAGCGGATCGGACGTTCACCAGATCGCGCTGATGCCGTCGTATTGGCGCACTTGCAGCGGGAAAGTTGGCTGGTATGGCAGGAATGAACATCAACACCAAGAAGATCGGCAAGGCGGTGTACTATCTGCGCATTCGGCAGCGTATTTTGGCTGAGATCGATCGGCAGCGCGCCGCGTATACATCGCCTGATACTCAATTCATACAAGATCGCGGCGGCTATGTCATTCCAATTATGACCTTCCGAACGATACCGATATTTCGCCCGCTGTTGTGGTACTGGATAGCAAAAGTGTTAGGTATCCGCTTGTCGCGCCGTGAGTGGCGTCAGGTGATGCGATGAGCGTAACCCCCCAAGAACAGGCCGCGCTTGACAGGTATACCGCCATGATCGCGGCGCACTATCCGCCACACCTCGCAGCGGCATTAGCAGCCCAGCAAAGCGAACTGGCGTGCTTGGCGCGGAAGATGCGCGCCGCTATCGGCAAAGCCAAAAAGCAGATGGATACCGACAAGTTGCCCGCCACGCACCCGTATCGTGAGGCGTTGGCAATGGTTGAGGGGGCGATGAAGGATTATGCGTGATCTGCTATACTTCCTTTACACAAAGGAGGCGACATGATCGAGATAACAACAAATGAATGTCCAATTGGACATGTTCTCCCGCAAGATGCGATACTCGTACAAAATACTGGCGATGTTGTGATGCCAATCCTTAAAAGTGATTATTATCCTACGCAGCATGTGACCATTGACGGGTTTAGCGATGCATGGGGATCGACGTATATCTTTGCGCGCTTCCGCTACACCCCACAGGGATGGGAGCGTATCGCCTAGTTGATACTACCGCCGATTTTAACCCTGTCTTGACAGGCTGTGCTACACTATAGTTAATTAAATCGGCTTTCGTCTTGTGACCAGGCCCCGAACTTCTTTCCAGGCTTCGCGTCTCGATAGGAGATCGGGGCTTTTTGTGTGCCAAAAAGGTTTGACCTATGCGCCTTGACCCTGCCGTACTTGCCTTGCTAAACCGCCAGATCAACGCCGAACAGTACGCCAGCCTGTTCTATTCCGGCGTGGCATCGTGGGCTGATAACAACGCCTATCCGGGCTTGGCGAAGTGGGCAACCGATAGCGCCATCGAGGAGTTTACCCACGCCCAACGATTCATCGACTATGCCAATGATCGCGGCGTGGCCACGATTGCTGCCATTGCCAACCCGCCACAGACGTTTGACGGCTACGGCGATGCGCTCATGGCCGCGCTGAGTGTGGAGCAGAGCGTAAGCCAGAACTTGACCGATCTGATTACGGCGGCCAATGGCGCGAACGACGCTGCTACGGCGCTGATTGCCTCCCGGCAACTGCTTGACGAGCAAGTCAGTGCTGAGAAGTTTCTAGCGGCCGCCATCCTGAAAGTTGCCCGTAGCACCGATCTGGATCTGTTAGACGGTGAGCTCTATGAGTGAATCATTTAACCCGTTCGCGCCCAACCCGCTTCCCCTCGTTCCAATTGCGAACGCAGAGCAGCAGATCGCGCTGTGTCCGGTGTGTCACACGGCATTAGCCGCCGATAGCGAACAATGTCCCGTTTGTGCGCTAGAGCAAGCCGAGCAGGATGAGTTAGACGGATTAGACGACCACGAGATCGATGCGCTTGCGAGTTTCGATGCTACCCCACTCATCCCCACCCAATACGCGCTAGGCGGAACCGTCAAGAGTTTGCCGGATAACCCGTACCACCTGAAAACGAAGGGCATTGTCTACGGCGGGTCGGATCTGGTGGGTGACACGTTTGACCGCACACAAACCGACCTCGGACGATCCCGCTCGTTTGTCGGGATGCCCGTCTATTACGACCACGCCCTGCGCGGGATCAAAAGCCAGATCGGCACGGTCACTGACGCTACGGAAGATGATACCGGGATCGAGTTTGACATTGAACTTGATCGCAATCATCGCTACGTGAAAGAGGTCTTGGCGCTGAATGCCGCCGATGCCATGGGCAGTTCATCGGGTGCCCCTGGGCATCTTGTGCGCCGCAAGGGTGGCGTCCTCAAGCGCTGGATTGTCTCCGAATTATCCCTCACACCAACCCCAGCGGAGTCGCGCACGTTGCCGATCTTCGCTGCCAAGGCTATAGATCCAACATTACAAGAGGAGTTATCTATTATGGCCGACGAAGCCACGCAGACCACCACCACTCCAAACGCAGACGTTACCGCGCTGCGTGGGGAAGTCACCGCGCTCCGACAGGAGCTTGTCGAGTTAAAGAGCATGCCTGCCGTCAAAACCGCACAGGAGTTGGGCGGATCTATCGGCGGTGGGATGCAAGCCCGCGCCGTCGAAGCCCAGCCCGCGCAGACGTGGCACAATTTCAAGAGCCTCTCACTTCCGGGCGGGCGAGCGCAGTTCACCGAGCGCTATCCGGCTGCCAGCTTTGGCGGGTTCGTCAAGGCCGTGCTTGATGCCAAGTCAAGCGTCCAGCGCTCCGGCGATGCCCGTAAAGTGCTGGCCGATGTGTACGGCGTAACCGAGGACGACACCGCCGCCAAGGCACTCGGCACCCAATCCGGCGTAACCGGCGCGTACCTGATCCCAGAGCAGTTCATCTCTTCGCTCATGGCCGTCGCACAACAGAAGGATGCGCTGTACGGGCGGGCAATGGTTATCCCGGCGGACGGTGGCGAGATCGTCGTACCCGCGCTTGACCACAGCGGGACGTATGTCGAGGGCCAGTCACAATACTACGGTGGCGTGAGCATCACATGGGGCGACGATGACGCAGCGGCAACCGATACCACGCCACGGCTGAAGCAGATCCGGCTCAAAACCAACAGCCTCAAAGCCAAGGTGCGGATCAAGAACAGCCTGCTCCAGCGCAGTGCGGTGACGATTGACGCGGTTGTGACGACCCTGCTGGGCGGCGCGATTGGTTGGGCGCGTGATTATGCGATGATCCGGGGTTCCGGCATTGGGCGGCCATTGGGCGCGCTGAACGCACCAGCGTGTATTGACGCGGCGGGCACCGCACTGGACTACGCCACACTGACTGCAATGGAAGCGCGCACCATTCCAGAGCGCGACGAAAACTATGTGTGGCTCATCCACACCTTGCGCCGCAATGATGTGATGGCCTTGCAGCAGACCAACAACACGCTCGTGACGTTCCTGTCTGACTTGCGCGGGAAGCCAAGCACCAGCCTGCTTGGGCGGCCAGTCGTCTATACCGACAAACTGCCGTACACCTCCGGCGCATCGAATGCCGCTGATAGTGTGTTGCTGATTGACCCAACCATGATCGTCTGCGCCGAATATCAGGGTATTGCGATTGCGGTGAGCGACCAAGTGCGCTTCGAGGACGATGAAACCGTATTTCGCGTCATCCTGAGCATGGACAGCCAGCCGTGGCTCACATCCGCGATTGCCATCGGTTCGGGCGCAAGCGATACCGTTTCCGGCTATATCAAGCTGTAATCAGCAGACAAGGATAGATAGACATGCCATTAGATCGAATGGTTGAGCGGCTCGCACCGGTTGGCGTGGCGTATGCACAGGTACTCGCCACGGTGGCAACAACCGTCGCACAAACACCCGTCACCAGCGCTACGAGTAGCGTGGTGGATACCCAACTTGGCGTGGCACGGCGCTACTTAGTCGAAACCCTGATCAAAGCCCAGACGACCGCTGCGACCGCTGCAACGATTGCGATTGAGCATAGCTCAGTGAGTACGGGCGGTTGGGCAGTGGCCAGCAAGGGTACGGCGGCTTGGTCAGTGACCGTGGGTGGAGCCGGGTTGACCGCTGGGAGCGTGCAAGAAATCGAGTTTCGCGATAACGATATTGCGGCGGCCAGTCTCAACCGCTACATTCGTGCCAATGTCACACCCGCAGGCGCGTTTCTTGGCACCGTGTCAGTCGAGATCTTGACCGACAGCGCCCGCTACCAGCCCAACACCAGCGGCGAACTGACCCACGGCGAAACCGTGATCGCGGATCTGTAGGAGTCATCCATGCGCGTGCTGATTGTCTGCCCGGTGCATACCACGTTATTCGAGCCAACGCTGAAAAGCATCCTGGCCTTGGATTGCAATGGCTGTGACCGGGCAGACATCAGTATTTTGCGCGCTGCCAAGAGTTGCGACGACCCGCGAGACGCGATTGCCAAGCAATACAACTACGCCAGAGATCTGGTACTCAAGAACGATTACGACGCACTCCTGACCATCGAATGTGACATGGTTATCCCACCCGACGCACTCCAGAAGCTATTGGCCACTGGTGCAGACGTTGCCTATGGCCTGTACGTCCTCCGCCGCCCGCCCTGGGAATGGAATGCATTCTCAGTGATTGACGGCATGAAGGCCTACCCGCTCATCCTGAACAGCCCAGAGCGCGCCGTACAGGATTGGGGTAAGGCGGTTGAGGTTGACGGCATTGGCTTCGGTTGCACGCTCATTCGGCGCAAGGTGCTAGAGGCCGTCCCATTTCGCTCTACCGGCGAAGAACACCCAGACGGGCAACGGTCGTACAACGACTGGTACGCGGCGCAAGATTACACATCTCATGGCTTTCGCCAAGTGTGCGACACCAGCGTGATCTGTGGGCATATTCACCCAACCGATGTGAGCGGCAATGTCTCACCCAGCGTGATCTACCCCATCATTGACCCACCATACTACCGCTTTGATGCCTTCGACAGTCTCTATGAGGCGGCATGACGTTCTACCAAACAACCGGCAAAAGTGTCAAAGCGTTATCTATGGATGACGTGTTTGGGGTTGGCTTCGAGTCAAACCTGAACAGCACCAGCAGCGATAGCAGCCCGCGTAACCTCTATACCCTGGTACCGTTTGTGCGGCGTGCAGTGCGGTTGCGGATGAACGCCATTGCCAGCGTTCCCGTAACACTCCAGAAGGCCGATACCGATTTATCCACGCGCCCAGAGTGGCAAGGCTTGATGAAGAACCTTCCCACGGCACTGGCCAAGGTTGAGATGGCGCTATGTCTGTCTCCCTACGGCGCGTATTGGCGCAAGAACACCAACAAGATCGGCCTAAACCCTACACCCGAATGGCTGCTCCCGCAATCCATCTGGCCGTATATCACGGCAGATGAAGGCTTGCGCTACTTTCGCTACGTGCATCCCTGGGGCACCGAACGCGCCGGATTCGTGGAGAACCTGACGCCCGATCAAGTCGTTGCGTTCTGGTATCCGAGTCTGGATCGTGCCTCGTGGCCGGGATCGCCTCCCGGTGTGACGGCGCAACCCGCAGGCACGGCGCTGAACGCGCAAGATGTGTTTATCGCCAGTTACTTTCGGCGCGGGGCGATCAAGGCCGTGCTATTGCAAGTGCCACCCGACGCCAAGCCAGCCGACCGGGATCGCCTGACCGCGTGGTGGCGGTCGATTGTGGGCGGGGTAAGCAATGCCTGGAAGTCGGTCGTGGTTCAAACCAACGTGACGCCCGTGGTGATTGGCGACGGCTTAAAAGAGATGAACAACGAGAGCTTGACGCGCCAATACCGCCAAGACGTTGCAGCCGCCTTTGATATTCCTGAAACGATGTTGATGCAGGGCGCGGCCAATTATGCCACCGCCAAGATTGACCGGATCGGCTTCTACGAGGAAACGATCTTTCCAGAGCATCAGATGATCCTCGATTGCATCAATCAGCAATGGCTACAGCCCGCCTATGGTGCGGAGTTGGTCGCCCATCCTGAACAGACCGAAGCGCGCCAAGATGCCCAGTTGTCACAGGCGCAAGCCTTAACCGAGTTAGTCGGGCAGCCGATTTTGACGGTTGACGAGGGCCGTGCATGGATCGGCTTTGAACCAATGGCCGAAAGTCAGAAGCCAGTCGATGATAGCGCCGAATTTACCCAGATGGAGCAGGAAGCCAGCGCGGTAGACCAGTCGGAAGATAGCGCCGAGCAGGTTGCCGATCCCACCAAGCGCTATGCCCACGATGTGCCTACGGGCCAATATGTGCAACTGCCAGGGGGCGAAGCGCGCAAGGCCGAACGCCAAACGCTGCTGAGTGCCCACAGCGCCACGCGCAAGGCCGTGCAGGATCGCCATAGCCAAGAGCGCAAGCAAGTACGCGACACGCACGCTACAGCCCGCCAGACGGCCACCGACGCACGCGAACGACTGAAAGCAACGAACCGCCACGCTGCTGAGATGCAGATGTTAGCGCAGCGCCAAACCGCAGAACGAACCATGCTCGCCAGCCTGCACACCGCAGAACGTAGCCGCCTCACCGACCGCCACGCCGCACAACGCAGCCACGAGGTGGCGACGTTGCGCGGACAGGGTGCGATCAAAACGATTGACGAGGATGAGAGCGACTTCGACTTGATGGATGCCGAGTGGAATACCTTTGACGCCGAAGAGGATGCACTCGATTTTGATGATGATGCCGAAGTCAAACAGGCACGCGATGCACGCGGACGTTTTGCCGCGTCTGCCGGAACCGCCCAACGCCACGCAGAACGCGCCGTATTGCGCCAGAAGCACGCAGCGACACGCACCACCCTACGGGCAGCGCACGCCCACGAACGCGCTACAGGCACGCACGACGCTGCACAGAAGGAACGCCATAAGGCGGAGCGTCAAGCGCTGACCCAGCAACACCGAGCAGAACGGCAAGGGTTGCGCGAAACGCATGCAGAGCATCGGGCAAACGAGGGGAAGCCGAAAGACAACCCCCATGCACCAACCGCCGCAGATCGCGCCGCAGTTGATACCTACGCAGAGCATGGCGCTCGATTGAATAAGATCGCATCACGACAGAACGCCATCCGCAGGGAGCAAGCCGCGCTACAGCCGTCATGGGGGCAACGGCTTAAGCCGAAGTATCAAAAAGAACGCGATGCCCAACACGCCGCACTAGAGGACGAACACGCAAAACTCGAAACAGAGCGCACCACCACGCAAGCCGCCCACGATACCGCCTATGCCGCCGCACAACAAAGCGGTGCGCGAGATCGGGTACTGCTTGCTGATATTGAGTCGCGCAACGCCTCACGCGCTGGTGATGCTTACGAGCAACAGGCAGCACAGCAGCGGCTTGGGATAACACAGCCAACACCAGGCGCAATGAAACCGCCCACGCAACCCGCAGATCGAAAACCAGTCACCCGCGATCCGTCGCGTGCAAAAAACGCGATGAACACTATTCGCGAACTCGATAAAGAGCAGCGACAGCGAAACCAGGCCGCGCTACGCGCCGATGTTGAGGCTGAACGCGCAAGTACGCCACAAGCCGCGCAATCGTTCCGACGACTTGCACAGGAAGAACGCGCACGCGCACGCGCACTTGATACGCACGTTGACCGACTCCGCGCACAGCAGGAATTAGAAGCCGCAGGCTACTACCAGAACGGGAACCGCCTAATACCATCTCGCGCCGCACAGCCCGCAGAGGGCAAACTAGAGCGTGATAAGCAGAAGATCCAAGACAAGCTCGCCAAGATCGCCCAACGCAAAACGCGACTAGCCGAGATTGAGCAGCAATTCCAGGAGAATCGCGGCAAACTTTCAGTCGAGCAGTTGCGGGAAATGCGTAAGGAGATCGCCACACTCCGCAGCGGAAAAGCGCTGGATATGGACGATTATCAG